TCTAGGTATGTCAGCTAATCCACCATCAGCAGCGTAGAAAGAACTTCTTACAGCTGACTTAGGAGGCATAAAATATAATGCAGAGTTTGTTGGATCTGAGTAATATGCTTTAGCTTGATTTCTAATATCTTCTACCATTGGCTGTGCCATAGTAACTGGTGTACCTTCATCAACTTCTTCATCACCACCCATAAAGAATGGCGCTGCGATAGCGCTTGCTCCTAGTGCTCCACCTAATATTCTAGGTATACTAAACTTAGCCCCTTCTTTACCACCTACTCTAAATAAATCTCCAAGTGTACTAAATTTACCACCTGATCCAAGTAATGCACCTATTCCTCCGGTGTTTCCAAATATACCTTTTGCAGCTCCACCAAAAGAAGCTCTACCAAGTAGACCGCCAAAACTTGTTCCAGGTATTCCAAAACCAGCTGCTGCTAATAGTGCAGTTTTACCTAACGGTGATTTAACTACTTTCTTTACACCTTTTGCAACTTTTTTAACTAACTTACCTAAAAAATATCCTTGTCTCTGGTCTTCGAGACCCATAATGCCACCCATATTACGCATTTGTCTTTCCATATTCATTCTTGAAATTGCCATAATCTTACCTTTTTATTGTCTTTTTCTCCTATAATCAATCATATATTTCTAGCATGTCTGCTATTCCACCATCCATGTATGGTACTCTACCACCATCAGCTAGGCCCCAGCCACCCATACCTGCAGCAGCATTTGCAGCAGAAACAGACTGTGCTTGAGAAGCAGATAAACCAAGTCCACCTTGATCTCTAGATCTAGATAGATTACCTCCCCCAGAACCATCAGATCTTCTTTGAGTTCCAGCGTTATCTCTTGCAGCTTTTGCTTTAGCTTCTTCTATGGCTTGTTGTTCCATTAATTCTTCATTAGCCACACGTTCTTTTTCTTTTTGAGTGTAAAAATTATATTTAGCTCTTACCATTTTAGTTCTTTGGTTTAATGCAGCTACTTGTTCTGGTGTTAAATCTGAGTCATCATCAGCTTCAAACATTCCTGTTGCAGCATTAAATGTTGCACCTTGAAAATCTTTTTTACCACCTATTGCACCATCTGCACTTAATGATGCACCAAGTGATGTTGCTTCTTTACCAACTCTTTCTGCATAATTACCAAATGCAGATCTAGTATTTAATCCAAAAGGATCTTTAGATAGTCCAGATGAATTATCACCGAATACTGTTGGTCCAGTGTACCCCATATTTTGTTTTATAAATTCTTGATCAGCTGCAGATAGTGTATCGAATTTATCCATTGATCCAAGCAACATACTTACAGGTCCAATACCTCCAATCTTACTCATTATACCGCTAGCAGTATCTTTTATGTTTCCTAAAGTATTTTGAACTTTACCTGCCGTAGTTAGCTCCAAAGGAACATTTCTTGATGCTATAATATTTTCTATGCTAGCAGCTGGATCATCCATATTCATTGGTTGATTGTATGGTGTAAAAGGCCCAATCGGATCTACTTGTCTATAACTTGGAAAACCCATAAAAGTTTTATCAAGTTTACTTTGATATAAATCATCTACAAGCGGTGTTGGTTGACTACCAAAATATTGTTTTCTTGTATCTAAAGTATAGTTTTTTATTAAATCACTTACTCCACCAGTATAGCCACCACCTCCACCACCTTGTGATTGATATATAGCAGGTATACCTGCAGGAACGTCATCAGGATTATTGGGTGTATTTACATTATAAGGCGCAGCTCTAAATTTTTCTTGCGGTATAAAAAAATCACCCGCAGCGTATATACCTTGATCAGCCTGGTTATAAAAATTTGGTGGTAACACTACTCTTTTTTATCCTCGTCCGACGCTGCACCTAATGGTGGCATTGCCGCAACTTTTATTTTTACAGATCTAACTACGTGTTCTCTTTGTGTATCTGTATCTGGGTTTGCAATATCATCTTCAGCTTCTTTATCTGAATTATACTCGTAATTAGTTTCTTTGTTTCTTAAAACTACTTCTGTTTCACATTTTACAACCGGTACTTTTTTACCGTTTATGTATGTGTATTCTACTTCGCTTTCTTCTATAAACATATTAATCCCTATTTATTTCTAGCAAGGAAACTACCATATGTAATCTACCTGCGGTTGTTGCTTGTGCTTTTAATATCTCACTCTCTTCTAGTATAATTGGCTGTGCTATCAACTCTGTAGTCGCATTTGCACCAATTGTTTTTGATTTAAAAAGAGAAAATATTGCTGCACTTGCATTTGTTAAAGTTGCAGTAATACTATCTCCACTACCTGAATCATCAGATACTAAAATATTTTTTAAGATTGCTCTTGAGTTACTAGGAACTGTATAAACAGTAGTGTTGTCTGTAGTTGTAAAATCTACTTTTGCGTTTTTGTATACGTTAGCCACCTATAAACCAAGAAAATCTTTCTTGCTCCTGTTTTTGTTCGTCTAGAAATGTTGAATTTAATTGTTCTACAATTAAAGCAACAGCTCTGTTAATTTGTTTTTGGTTAGATATATCGTATTCTTCTTTTGGTTCCGGTAATCTTATTACTATTTTAGCCATTATCTTCTACCATCGGGTTGTACGTCTAACCTAAATGTGCCAAATCTCCACGACTCAGATACAGCATCATTCTCTATCTTAATATTTACAAATCTTCCACGTGCTCTTGTATCCTTTTTATCAGTACTTGAGGTAATTGTAAATGGACTCAAAGTAGTTGTAGTTTGTGAATCTGAAGGGTATCTTTTAACAGCTAGTGTTACTTTTGCATTACCTGCTAATGTTTTAAAGTCTGGTAAAAACCGTCTCACAGCTAGAAATACATCACCTGCTATAGCATATGATTGACCTCTCTGCATTTGTTGGAGATCGTAGTCATATGATTGTACAAAAGATGTTACTGTTGTTGTAGATCCATCAGGATTTACTTGATCTGTACCTACTTCATGTTCAAATAATGTAGTTTGCCCGAGCCCTGATTCCCCTACAATGGCTGGAAAAGTTCCTGTTGCACTGTCATCAAACTTAGTTGCAAAAGGTGTTGGATAAACTGTTGCATCAATCCAAGTAGTTCTAGCTTCTGTTCCTATATACCAGACCGGACCAGTCTTAGTATTGCTTTCACCATAGTTAAATACAACGTATTGATCATTATATTCTGAATTTGTTGATGGGTAATACCATACTACTTCTGTAAACTGATTATTTAATCCTGCATATACTTGTTGTCCTTTTGTAGTATCTGCTTGATCGTATACATAATCTTGCACTGAACATGGTATAGATTTAACTGTACCATCAAATGCAAAGAAACCATTTGGTGACATCCAATAGGCAACACCATCTATTTCAACCGCTGCATTTTTACCAATCAATCCACAGTTAGTACCAACTTGCTCGAACCCAAATGTAAATGGAGCACCTACAAATTTCATGGTGTATAGCGCATTATCTGTCCAAACAAGAATTGCTTCTTTTGCTTTTAAAGCACCCATAATTTTTGTACCATCTTGAAGTCTTTGTGTACCTGCAGAGTTAATAGCAGTTACAGTATAGTCATCTATATCTTCTTGTTCTGAAAATCTTATAAACATATCATCTTGTGTTGAAGCTGATCCAATAGTTGTTTCTGTACCTAAATGAATTAAGTGACGTGTTGTTGGTGACACTAGTGTTACCCTTGTTGCAGTCGGATTATTTGTAGTTACAAAACCAGATGTTGCTGTTGATGCTCTTACTTCTAATGGTGTTGCAGCTCCTGCGTTCCATGTAAATGTTTTACCGTTTGCAATAGTTGCAACTAATACTTGACCAAAATTACTTAATGACCAAAGACCTGGCTCTAGTGTTATATCATTTGCAGATGATGCTTCACCCCATTTCCCTGTTCCCCAAGTATCTGTACCCCAACCATAACCATATGATTGTGCAGCAGGACCCACTGGCTCGTAAGGAATTAATTCTATACTACCACCTGTAGATACTGTTCCTGTTGCATTAGAACTTTGTGTAACTGTAAAAACAGAACTTGATGTAACAGAAGTTACTTGAAAATTTTTATCTTCAAAATCAGAGTCTGAGTACCCTGTACCACCAGGTAAAGTTACGCTATTAAATTGTACAATATCTCCTGCTACTAATCCATGTGTAGATTTAGTTACAGTACAAATAGCTGAACCAGATGCAGTTGCAATTGTTGCACCAGTCAAAGCTGCCTTTACAGGTGTAATGTCGTATAGCTGACCTTCAAAATATAATAATAAAAACTTATCTGTTCCTATAGCAACATACCTGTTACCATCAAGATCAACAAATGCAAACTGTCGTCTTGCAACACCACATATCGTGTCTGTGATAAGTGATGACCAGCCACCAACTTTTTCTGGAAGTAAGTATCTAAATCTTACGTTATCACAATCAATCCAACGTTGTTCAGCACCAACAGCTGTATTTTGTTTGTCGATTCCTGGAAAGAATGTAAAGTCAAGCAGAGCCATGTTTTAGCTCCTATATTTTATCTTTGTATACCCAGCCTAGTGTTGCATTAACATACACTAACGTAAAAGCTGAAGCATTTGCTGAAACAACTAGATTAGAACCGGTACCATTGATATTTGATCCACTTCTTCCAACTGTTAAATTGTTAGATGCAAGATTATTTCCGCTATCAATAAATGTAACTTCGTTTCCAATAGCAGGTGAAGCTGGTAAGTTTATCGTAACCGCAGCACTTATACCACTTCCTGATGTGTTTACTAAAACTTGATCACCATTTACTGCAGTATATGTAGCACTTGGTGTATGATACCCTTTAGTCTGTAGTTTGCCTGTAATATTTGTACCATCAGAATATAGGACTGTTGTTGATCCAACTGGTAAAGCTAGCCCGGTCCCTGATACAGTTTTAACTGTAAGGGTATAATTAGAAGCTGATCTAGATGTTGCATCTTCTACTATAAAAACTCTTTCTGCAGAATCAGGCATAGTAACAGCTCTGTTTCCAGCTAGTGTGCCAGTTAATTTGTAGTATAGATTCTTACCATTTGCTGTAGCATGGTTTGCTAAAGATAAAGCTACATCTCCAGACGCTACATCTAACGATAAGTACCCTGATGATGCTTGTTCTAATATTTGTAAATTTGTGTTTGTAATTGTACCCCAGGTTCCTGATTTTTCACCTGTGGTAATTAATTCTAGTTTTAAGTCACTTGACGTACTTGATGCCATATATTTCTCCTACGGATTATTCGGGTCAATAGGTACCCAGGTACCAGTTGCCCCCGGAACTATCGGGTTCCATGATATCACAGAAGCAGTACCAGATGCAAGGTTTATTCTTACTCCTGTCACACCTACTGTTTGACCTATTTTAACAACAACATTACCTATTGATATCTCTGTTCCAGTACCATTTGGTAGTACTCTTGCAGCAGCCGTAATTCCTACGGTACCTGTATCTACGTTTACTCTATTTCCTGTTATGCTAACAAAGACTGTTACGCCGCCTGGATCAGCAAAAGGTGAGTTTGCAAAGGGTGTTGCTCCAAATAACATATTCTATCCTAGTGATGTTTGTACTGGAGTCCAAGTCATAGTAGCTCCTGGTACGACACCATCCCATTTTTTAATTAATACAGAACCGTCTGCAACATTTAGTCTACTACCATCTGGAGTAACTGTTGCTTTTGCTACAATTGTTACAGTTCCTGTTGATAAATCTTGTCTGTTTGTTGTAACAGTTACAGTTGCGTTTGCTTTAGTTGTAACATTTCCTAATGCTACATCAACTCTATTACCTGTAACAGATAAATTTGCATCTGCAGATATAGTAACAGATCCTGTACTAAAGTTTACCTGTGATCCATTTGGTAATATAGTTGCTTTACCAACTGTTGTAACACTTCCTGTATCTGCTTCTATTCCAGATCCTGTTACAGGGTATTTAAATGCAATTGTAGGTGTGCCTGTATTTAAATTTACTCTTGATCCTGTTAAAGCTGTTACTGCTTTTGCAACAATAGTTGGATCACCACTTGTAACATTAATACGGCTACCATCAGGAGATACAATAACTCCTGTACCTTCAATGATAGTTACATTACCGATAGTAAAATTAAGTCTATTACCGGTAACAGCAATATTTGCTTTACCTACTAATCCTACTGTACCTGTTGATTCATTAATCCTAGACCCAGATACGCTTACAAATGCGTTAGGGTTAAATCCTGAGTCTCCAAAAGGTGCTCCTGCAAAGGTAGTTCCGCCAAAAAACATATATTATAATCCTTAAAAGGAGGCTGTGTGGTATGTGGTGGTGACACAGCCCCCATCTAAGAATTATATCATCGTTTAAACCAAGAAGGAAGACCTAAATGTGGACGTTTGTCAAACATATTATCCTTCGCTCCAGGTGTTTTACGATTGTTATAATGCAGAAAAACCTGTACGCATTCTTTACCTTTAAATTTATTTCGCCAATGTTCTAGCTCACAGCCAGAATAGACTAGCATATCTCCTTGTTTAAGATCTACTTTAATACCTTTTTTACCAGTCTCTCCAGATGGCTCTAAATATATTGGCCAATCATCACCAGCAAGATTCATAGTGGTAGATATCTCACAACTAAATCTATCTTTGTGTCTTTTTAATTCATCACCTTTTTTATATATTCTTGCATACGTATATGCTGGGTATAATTTAAGACCTGTTACTTCTTCCATTTTAGGTTGGCATTTTAGTAATAATGTTTCCATAGCTATATTAGAATACTGACTATAAGTTTCTGGTATCTGTTCATCTTTACCTTCGTAGTGACCTATAATATTTTCAAATGGAGATATGTATCTAGCGTTTCTACAAGTATCATAAACTTGTTTTTGCATCATAAAATAATTTGCAACAAAGCTAGCTAGGTCTTT